GAATAACAAGAGATAGGGGTAGCTTAGTACATGATGACCGTCTTGATGCTTTATCAATAGCTGTTGGTTATTGGGTGCAGCAGATGGCTGCTGATGTTAACCAATCTATGATTGATAGACAACAAGAGTTGCTTCATGAAGAGTTAACAAAGTTTACTGATAGCTTTCATAAAAGAAGTAATAACAAAACTGTAGCTAACCTTTGGATGTAACTCGTAGCTATCGCTACTCCTTACTTAGTAATAACAAACCTTGTTCTCTGTATATATAGTGCTGTTGTAGTTAGTTTAAATACAGTTATATTGTTATAGCTATACCTTGAAATACTAAAGTTTAACTTTAGATTTACTATGTGGTTTATTTATAAACACAATTATCCTTAAAAACCTAAGTTAAAGTGTTAGTATCAGTCTCTTTGTTAAAGTAGCTGCGAAAGAACGGATGTATGAGCAGCTCAACAACTGTAACTGATCTGTTGTAGCTGAGGTAACTTTTAATGTAGTCTTTGTAGCGAAAAGCGGAAAAGAAAGCTATAAAAGCAATAACAGCTAAATTAACTCTAAGGTAATTGCTTGTATACTTGTTACTTAAATACCTTGGATTATTTTAGAGTACAGTTTAAGTACTATCTTAATATCAATATTATAACGATCTCAAACCGAAGGGAACATGTAAAGCATAAAATTTAAAACCCTAGATAAACACTGGTCAAGAATCGGTGTCTCAATAGTGTCTCAATAACGTCTCGAAAAGACTAGTAAATAGCTTTGTTATAAAGTAGTATGTTATCGATGAATATCAACGATCAAACAGACACCTTCCAATACGAACTAGCAAAGCTCGTGTATCGATTTAAACGAGAGTACGATCTTAATGACTACACTATAGCAGGATGCCTGGACTTCGCTAAACTATCGGTGTTAACTGAAACAGATGATGTTATCTTTACACCCGATGAGGAAATACTAGATGAAGAAGAAGACAACGACACCTTTGAGCCACAGTTCTGACGAAGCTAACGCTTCTCTCACACCCGCTTCGACGGCTGCTCTAAACGATCTTCCTGTTATACGAATCGTGTCAGAGGAGAAGGAGCTGTTCGTAAAGCTAAACCTGGAGATGGAAGATAAAACCCACAAAATGCTTGTTAAATGGGGCAAAGAGGTAGCATCCGATGAAGACTACATAAGCATAGCTATAAGAGCTGGGCTAGAGGAGTATGTAGATGCTTGATATAACAAGCGATAAGTAGCACTCCAAAAAGATTTGGTAGAAAAATCTGACAGGTCGACGCTATATACGCGCGCGTTAATTACCCCCGTGTGTACCCGTAAGATTCTTATAGGGGAGGGGATGTTAATACAATTAGACATAATACATATTAGGCGAACCTCTGTTGATAATCAACGAGTTATGTAACAAATCAGCAGGAAACTGGTAAAAGCTCTCAATTATTTTCGCAAATCAACAGAGATTGCCAGGTGTTTGCGTCAAAGCTTGCCAGTTGTTATTAGATCAAAGCTTGGTACTGATGTCGCCCTTATTGCAAGTTGTTTGCGTTAGTGTTTTTCTTTTTTCGCGTTCCACTTTCGATCATAAACAATCATCAAACGATCAAAAGCGATCATAAACGATCATTAGTAATTCTGCTGATCTAGTCATTAGCTCCAGTTATAGCACCTATTAGCCAAGCTTTAAAGTGAAACAATGTTGACTAGGGGGGTTGACAGGCTTGTTTGCTTGTGGCATGGGTAGGTCATCACCAGCAATTCCGCTAGTGTCAAACCAATCAAACCAATATGAATATACAAGAAGCAGAAGAACACTTAAATGCAGTTTTATTCCACATCGACTTGAACAAAGACAGAATCCAAAAGCTAGTCAACGAGCAGGCTAAAACGTACGCTAAACAAAAGAGCTACGAAGCGACTATTGAAGAACTCAAACAAGAAGCTGCTCATTGGACTAATGTCATTTCGATGATGAAGCTAAAAGATTCGATTCCAGTTGTAAATTACTAATACCAATATCATGAAACACTTATCCAACGAACAAATGAACAAATTAGAAGAATCAATAGCTCTTACTATCGACAAAGCTTTATCACCTCACTCTGACAAGCCGAAAGAGTTTGTAAAAGATTTATCTATTGTACAGGAGTTTATAGAAAAGCAAATACAAGCCATTAAATCAAACAACCAATAAACACCAAAAAATACTACTACTATGAAACTAAAAGAAGCGAAAGAAATCACAGGTGGACTTTCAAATCCCTCAAAAATGCCGGGAAAAGCTTATTCAATACCTGCGAGCCGTTGCAATGTCGGATCAAAGCTTGCAAAGGTCAAAGGATCAGTTTGCGAGGGGTGCTATGCATTAAAAGGTATGTATCGATTCGGCAATGTGCAAAAAGCTCTAGAGAAACGATATCAAAGCTTGTCAGATGTTCGTTGGGTCAATTCAATGGCGTTGCTCATATCTAATCAATCAAAGGATTTTTTCCGTTGGCATGATTCAGGAGATATACAGTCAATCGATCATCTCCACAAAATAGTACAAGTTTGTAAACTTACTCCTGAAACAAAACATTGGTTACCTACTAGAGAGTACAAGCTTGTTGAACAATATATCAATCAATACGGCTCTTTACCTGATAACTTGGTTGTTAGGTTATCTGCTCACAAGGTTAATTTTCCTGCTCCTGAAAAGCTTGCAAAGAGATTAGGAGTGCAAACATCATCCGTGACAACTTCAAAGAGTGATTTTACTTGCAAAGCTCCAAAACAAAATAATGAATGCAAAGCTTGTCGCCTATGCTGGAATAGCAAGGTTCAAAATGTCTCCTATCTTAAACATTAAAATTAATACCTATGAAACAAAAAATCTTAGACCTATTAATCATCAATCTTATCTTTGGTAGCTTTTGGCTCTTTGCTTTGATCTACTTTACTTCTTAATCCTTACCTGACCATGAACAAAATAGACGACATAAGAAACCTTGAGCAAATCATCGAGGATACAAAGCAAGCTATAATTTACTGGCAAGACGATCCGACATATGTGGACTGGCTTAGAAATGAATTGAGCAAATGCTATGCAAAGCTGAATAAACTGGAGCAATCAAACTAAACCTTACCTGACCATGAAATTAAAATACTTACTTATAGGTGCAAACCATAACCATAATGAGATCGTCAAAATCTACAAAGAAAATGAACCTGACGAAACTATTTTGAATCTTCTAAAAGAGTACCTGATTCGGCAAGAATGGTTTGAAGAATACTCAGAGAACCATCAACTCATAGAGGAATATCCTGATGAATTTGACCGCATTGACTGGTTTCTATCTGAAAGTAAAGATACTTACCTGACCTTAGAATACACCGAACTTTTATGAGTGTAACAATATACCTAACCGACCATAACGGGCGAAAGGTTACTTTCTTCTATAGAATCGACTCAGAGAGATATAACACGGCTCCATCAATTATATGGGCTTGCCGGGATTATCCTGAGTATCAAGGGCGTGCAGAAAGTAAAGAATGTTTCATCGAACAAGCAAAATCTGTCATGAAACAGCTTAACCGATCCTTACCTGTCCGTAAAGCTTGTGATAAATGCGGATTGACATCTCCAAAAATGGAGGCACAAAGTACCTGCCCAGATTGCTTAATAAATGACCAGTAACAACCTAACCGACCCAGATTTCTTACCTATGAATGACCTTGATAACGATCACATCCGTGCTTTGATCCATCATTACCTGTCCGTGCGTGAAAAGCTACCAGATAATTTAACTGTCCGTGACAGACTGGAAGAGCTACAAGCGGAGCTGATTAACAGGAGTAGCACCATCGAAGGCGTTATCCGACAGAACACGGAGAATCCACTATGAGTTTAACCGAAGGAGAATATATTATGAGTACACTAGGAGTCTTTTGTTTTATGATCGTAGGACTTGTTATACTTGCTTGGATGTACGACTGGCTATGAACCGAGAAACCTTATTACAACCCGCTGACATGATTGAAGAATTAATGTACCACATCTTATGGAATGAGTTTGACGGAAAGTTAGACCCGGATCATAAATACTTTACCTTATATGTTGAGCTTCAGAGGTTGCTTGACGAAGAAACCAAACGATTAGAAGAATGAATATAGACGCAGAGAAAATACGAAAGTTAGAAAGTGAATGCTTGAGCGGAGGTGCTAATGGTACTGAAGTTTTTAGTATTATATTACACAAGGAACATAAAACAATTGATGAAGAAAAATGCCGTTCCGAGGAGACTGGTAAATGGCAGTTAGTTTTTGATTGTTGGGACTTTGAAGACGAAGAGGACGCAGATGATGGTATGTTTCCTTATTGGATCAAAGCATATACTTTTGATACCTTTGAAGAATGCTTGGCGGTTTATAACCGAGAACTAGCTTACTATGATGAGCACAAAAAGATTAGTGAATGGTTAGACAAAGAAGTTGATTATGTTAGTCCATACGATACCGACCTTTATCTATGAGAGCTTACGATTTACCGAACTACGACAATTGGTTAAACAGCAACAACCCATACGATGATGCAGACTATGAAGAGAGAGAAAGAGAGTGGCTTCTTAAAGAGCTTGAAGAATTTGAAGGTGATGAAGAAGCTATTGAAGAGTGGCTCAGATGGAACGGATACGAAGACCCAAGAAAGAGCTGACCTGTTTTGGGAGGCTGAAGCTGACATACTGAGAGATGAGCACCGAAGATTATTACGAAGACGGATGGATTAATATTCCAACTAAACCGATAGACCACAAAGCTATTCACGATGGGTTCAGGTACTTTTGGAACAACTATCAGATAACTGGTTTCAAGCGGGATAAAAACGGAGAATATGTCCGTGATGAGGAGGGAAACTTAATCGCTTATCGCACATCCAAACCGAGAGTGATGAACACTGGATGGTTTAACTTTAAGAACGAGAATAATTATACAGATGAGTAAGGGTCATGTAGCTAGGATGCGTGAGTGGGGTAAGGTAGCGTATCGCAACCGACAAGCGAAGCTTAGACAGGAGGGAGAGAGTAGTCACACAGCATCGTGCAAGCGGATGTTACAGAGTATGTGTCCGAAGTTAGGAGACCGCGTGAAGCACATCATCGATCAGTTCTCCGGTCCAGGGTACACAACACCACTTTACCTGACTTTTGTCATGGATATGTGTCCGTATGAAATTGCTGTTATTGCTTTGCGTACCTTCTTGAACAACTTAGACAACCACTTAGCTATCGGGAAGATGGGTCATCGTATCGGAAAAGCCTTTGAGAATGAGGCTAGGTGGAAGTATGCACTTGAGAACTTGAGTCACAACAAACAAGACTTACTAGCTATACCTGACCGTAAAAAACAGAGTAAGATTAAACAGTTTTATAAATACGAAGATGTACGGTTTGAATTATGGCATCACAAGGCTAAGGTGGGACTGGGACTGTGGCTCTTAGAGGAAATCAGACAGCAGACTGGTCTATTTAAAGTGGGTATGCGTGATAGTATGAGTAGTAACATGCCGGAACGCTTTGTATTACCTACCACTGAGTTTAAGGATTGGATACATCGCTTTGATAAGTGGAAAGAAGCGGGGCAGGTGTTTAAGATGGCATTACCTGACCGTCCTGTTGAGTGGCACGAATTAGTGGGTGGTGGGTACGATATAGAACAACTACCTGCACAGAAATTCTTTACAGGTAAACCTGTTGAATGGTTTGAAGGGAATAACTACGACCACGCCATGTCTGCTGTTAACCGATTGCAACAGGTAGAGTGGCAGATCAATACGGATATGTTAGATATTACATTGAAGTGTTGGGAGAATGAGAGGGTAGTAGGAAACATACCTAATTTTGGAGAGATACCTGAGCAACCATACTACACAGGCGGTGATGAGCATGAGCTGATGATTTGGAAGTTAAAACAGAAAGATATTAAACAGACCAACGCCAGTAACAGCTCTAAAAGATACCAAGCTTGTCGTATTTTACACTTGGCTAAAATGTACAGTAAGTGGGACAAGCTATACTTTCCGTATCGTTGTGATTACAGAGGTCGAGTGTACGCGATTCCATACTACCTACATCCTCAAGGGTCTGACTTAGCTAAGAGTTTGTTGGACTTTAAGAACGGTCAGCAAGTGGTGGATGAAGAGGACTTGGAAGCTGTACTGGTACACGGTGCGAACATGTGGGGAGTGAAGGGTACACGAGAGGAGAGACTAGAGTGGATAGGTAAGAGACAAAAGTTTATCCTTGAAGCAGCGAATGACCCGCACGGCACTGATTGGTGGACAGAGGCAGGTGATCCGTTTTGTTTCCTGAGATTCTGTTTGGAGTTTAAGAAGTTTACCGAAGAAGGGTATGGATATGTTAGTTATCTACCTGTGCGTCAGGACTGCTCCAATAATGGTATGCAGATACTATCGTTGTTGTTACGGGACAAAGAGACGGGCAGGATGTGTAACCTAGTAGAAGAGGACCAAGCTAACGATATGTATCAATATGTAGCAGATTGTATACATGATGAGTTAGTAAAAGATGGTGGTGTTATTGCTAAGAGTTGGATGCAATACGGTATAAAAAGAAAGATTGCTAAAATGGCAGTGATGAACCGTCCGTATGGAGCTACTAGTTACAACTTAGTTCAGGATTTAT